CTGGTGATACAATCACATCGAAATTAGAATCCCTTGCACTGAAAGTTCTTTCGTCTACACTTACTCTGAATGGATCGACGATGTAGTTACCAGACTCTTCGAACGTTCTTTGTGCAATTAGATCGTTGATCGTGTTGTATGCATCAATCTCTTTGACTTGCTCAACGATCTTTGAATTTTCGATATTAGCCACAAACACGAATGTGTCATTAGCAGTTACTTTACTCAATTCGGTAAGTTGCAGATTGATTCTAAGACGATCAGCACCAGGTGAAGCCGTGTTAACAATACCATTTGCGTTGTCGAACAAAGAAGTGTCATCATTGACAGTGACAACTTCTTGAACAACCTTAAATCCTACAGTCGTAGTCGCAGAGGCTGTATATGGAGACAGAATAATAGACTGTTCAGTTGTGTGAACAAAGTGACCTAAAACAAAGAAGTCTCCTTCGCCCAAAGTAAATCTAACGCCCTTACCAGTCGCATTAGGAGTTTCAGTAGTAATCTGATAACCACCACCAGACTGATCAAACAAAACTACTCCATCATCAAACTTCTCATTTGCACCCGCGCCAGAATTTACATACTGGACATAAAGAGTATCAAGAACAAAACCTTCATCAACGTTTCTAGGCTTTAAGTCGATTACTTTCGCTTCAACACCTGTGTTGGTGTCTTTGAATATGGTACCAATAGGAATATCAGTAAACGCACCGCCAGCATTTACAGCCGAGACTTTGATATAGTCAATACTTGCATCAACAGCCATGCCTCCAGTATTGACCGCGGCACCTTCTTTGAAAACGTTTTTACCAAATCTAGCAAGTTCTTGAAAGATGATTGTCTGTAGTTGCGTCAACTCTCGCGCTTGTAGAGCGCGTCCGTTGTTAAAGAGGACTTGATGAAAATTGTTATCCTCATTAAAATCATCTGAATAAATGCCAGATAGCGTATTGGATGTGAATTCTGTTGCCATTTTTTATCCTAATTGAATAACTATTCTAATGTCTTCGGTTTGATCTGCTTCACGAGTAATTGCTTCATCGAGTGTATTTATGTATAAAATCTCACCTGAATATGCATCAATGTCGGGATCAACAACACCTGTAATCGTTGCTGTACCGCCCTGTTCGTTAACTAATGCCATTCCAGCAACAAAGGTGCCGTTTTCGGATTGCGGGCTTTCAAATCCTGTTTCAACGTCTTGATAATAGTAAAGAGTGTTTGTATCAAGATAAAGAATCTTGCCTGTGATTGTTGCTTGTGCATTAGTGAAAGTGTCGCCTTCTATCCATACACCTGTAACACCATCTACCGTCAGTACTTTAGAGGCTTGTCCTGTATTTCCATTGTAAGCAGAATCAGTGCCGTATCGTGTCAATCCCTTAATAATTCCCACTTGATGAAATTCAGTGTCGTTGGCTACGATAGTGCCCTCTTCGCGACCTATGAAATCTGTTTGTAGCATGAGTTCTCGACACTTAAGATCGCTGATTGGATCAGCACCGAGTCCTATTCGTGGTGCGATTACTGGTCTGAGAGATGCACCAGAACCACCGCCTGGATCTGTAACTGTAATAGACGCATAATCATAATCTGCGCCGTGCAAGAATCCACCAAGTCCGTTTGAATCACATCTTACATTTACGATTCTATTATCGAAAATGTCTGCTATAAATCGAGCACCTGCTCCATTACCTGTGAACGTAAGTGTAGGGTTCGTATAATTGTCGCCACCACTGTCAATGATAACGCCTAGAATCTGTCCACCAATAGCACTATCTTGCAAATTCAGTTGTTGAATCTCTTCGGGAATTGTAGTCGTTCTGTCAACTATCTGTTTGATTGGAGCGTATTGTCTAGTTTGAAAACTACCAGCCGCAAAGTTACTGATCGTGTACATGAAGCGCCAAAGATAGCCATCGTTCGTTCTAAAAGACTTTGCTTGATTTTTTGCTTGAAAAGAATTAGGCTCAGTAAATGCAGGCTGAATACTGCCATCATCCAAACGACCCTGCTCAAGGCACAAAAAGACTTCACGGGCACTGTTAATTACGTAGAAATTTGTTTGAAAAGGATCGTTGTTGTCGTAAGGCTCGTATATCTGACCGCTTTCCCAATTGACAACCGAAATCACATACGATGCATTACTCATAATTTTAACTGATTGCAAAGTATGTCTAAACTTATCTTGATTAAATTTTGAGCCTACGATAGCCTCAGTAATCCCATCAGCGTCGGTAATGGGATCTGATCTGGCAATTCCTATATGATAAGGCGGAGAAGAACTATCAACATCTGCTTTAAACAGAGTCAATAGATGCTCTCTCATACTGTTAGTTGCGGATGCTGGCATAAGTAATTCTCTTTAACGATGTTCTATTTATAACGTATCTGTAATAACTGCACGTGCACGTGATGCTTGATTGTCATAACGAACGATATTGTTTCGTAGAGGACTAATTACTGACGGATTAGCTGGCGTTGCGACAACCCTAATGTATGCACCATTCAAAATCGTGCCAGTAAAATTAAGTAATGTAATAGTTCCATTCACAGCATCATATGTGCCGGCATTATCGATCAAAGGATTGCCAGATGCAATCTCAATGATTTCTATAATGTTTGTGTCTAGCCTATTTTTTAAGACACACGGTTTACTTTGAAAGTTGAAAGGATCCGATTCTACAATGAAATTGTCATCGTCTGGAGCAGAAATGGCAGCCGCAAAGAAAATAGTTTGTGACGGCGAGCCATCGGGCACAAATCTCTTCTGCATTTTAATGTCCGCTCTACTAGACAATATCGCATCATCTGTTGCGTCAATTTCAGTCAACATATTTGAACGACGGAAAGCCTGATTGAATCCACCTGTGCTTGTGTCGAAATAACTCTGCATAGCCGCCAAAACTGAATTTTCTACTGTTGTTGTATCAAGTGATGTCAACTGTGGATTAAACTGAAATGTCGTAGTAACTTCAAGAAACGTTTCGACAGGATCTGTAAATTGAACATCAAACGATGCAATCGACAAATCGTCAGCAAGCGCAGTGATGTCACTTTTCGTGTTCTCAATTACTACGGCATCATCTGTGCTAAAGACGATTGACAGATATACAGAGCCATAGTCAGCAGGTATATTATCTTCACCACCCCACGCTTTAATGTCACTCACCACATTAGAAAAGTTTCGTTTAACAAGTGCGGCGTAGTCTTGTGCTGTTACCATTCGATTCTGGGCTGCCCACTGAAATGGCGCGTTCTTTCGAATAGACTCGATCTCTTCTTTAAATGAACCACTTGAAGAAACAGAGACAGTAGTAACACTCAACGTCTTGCCGTCGATAGTTGTTGTGGGAACAAATGTTTTACCACCATTGGCTTCTGGTCCAGCAACAGCAGAGTAGATGACTTCAATCTTGTCACCCGCTTGAGGGAATCGACCAAGTCGAACGCCATTACCAAATGTCAGTTCGTAATAGCCGTTAGGCGATTCTTTCATAACATAAATTCGTGACGTTTCGTCAATTGTGGTTGTGTCAAAAATATTAATGTATTGATCATATCGATTAGATGTGATACTATCGTATACACGCACAACTACAGTATCGAGATCGAGATTTTTCACGGGAAGAACGTATGTGTCATTTTCGCTCGATGGACCTGCAATGAAAGTTTTGCGCTTAGTCACTCCTTCATAAATCGGAACGTTTCGATTGCCATTCAGAGTAAACTGATAAACGCCTGTGCCGTCTGCTAAAGCAGTTAATGCATCTCGCGTCTGAAACGTGTAACTTTTACTGTTGATAGTAGTAGTGAATTTTGTGCCAGACGGAATAGTCATTGAGGATGGATTGTCGTTGTTTGTGACTTGCAAATTGACCACAGCAAACGAAGCCTTTCTTGATCCTACGCTATAGCCTAGACCGCCAGCAAGACCTACGAGAGACGATCTAAGTTGCGCAGAACTTAAAAACGATTCGTTCAAAGCAAAGTTAGCCATTAACGCATTGTAGTGCGTATTGTAAGCGAGAACATCAAGCAGATTTGAAAGACCAGACGCTTCGAAGTTATAGTCGGCAAACTCCGGTTTCTGTGCCAAAAACAATTTCAAATTGTTCTTGATCGTGTTAAAATCTAGTTCTGTTGACTTAATGGTAGTCGCCATTTTTTACTCCGATTAATCGATAACTTGTTCTGGTAGCAAGAAGTCTTCGCCGTTCTGTAGTGATATCTGATCACCATCTGGCACTGTAAGAATACCCTCAAGAAGATCAGAATCAATAAGCAGTACGCCTTCAATAAAGCCATTGAACAATGCGAAGATCATATCTGAATCTGGATCTGTCAGCAGTGCATCAACAGGCGGTATTACCAGATCACGTTTGACCAAATCACCACGATATGTGGCAAGACGATCATCATTCTCTGCACGAATAATATCATTGTAGATAATAAACGGCTCGGTTGTAATCGGCAGTGAAGGAATTTCAGTTGGCGCAGATGGATTAAGAGAAACTTTTAGTGTTTCAACTAATCCAGTAGCGACTACTCTAAACTCAACCACCACCGATACATTATTGTAATCTGGTGTTGCTACAACTTTAACATTTAATACTTTAGCCCTAGGCTCGTAACGCTGAATTGCTTTCTTTATTTTGCCGATGATCTCTTCACCGGTGTCTTCATCCATCAACTCAAATAGAAGACCACCAAGATCAGCGCCATAATTTGGACGATACGGCTTTTCGAATCTGTTCGTCATCAACAGATTCTTAACAGCCTGTTTTACAGAAGCCGCATCAGTCTTTTTAAAAACATCTCCGTCAGAAGTTGGCGTTCTGGCATTTAAAGACAAGTCAATATCCGAGTAGTCACGCTCTTTTACAACGCGAATGCTCGTTTCTAGATTGCCGTCTTCTGTAGAGAATTTTTTAGCCATTGTAAACCTAAAAAGCTTTTTCGTTTATTTATATCAATCGTCAGGAAGAATTTCTAGCAGTTCGTTTTTAGTCTGAAGTTCGCCGTTATATGTTGTCTCTACGTTGTACGAGTACGAAACGTCATAACTCGATGGCACCTCAGGCATTTCTAAAACTATTTGGCACGTTAAGTCACCATTTGGATCGTATGTGTCGTAATCCAGGGTTAATTTGTCGTAATCGATGTAATCTTTCCAAAACACCGCTAGATCAAATGTCTTGCGTGGATCAGTCTTGCCATTCTTATCAATTAACTGATACACAATTGCTCGACCCTCTCTGCGCAAATCGTTTACGCTACCACCGCTGGGTCGTTCACCAACATACAAAGGAATACGTGCAATCCATCCTTCGGGTCCTTTACCAAAAGAACCGCCATCGTTTTCACGTGCAAGTTTCTTTGCCTGATCTTTTGATCCAGCTGGTATTTCTTGAATCTCAAATTTTGGATTTGGCTCGTAGATACCTTCAGACACAATTAGTCGATGCTGTCCGAACGTCATATTGCCAATCACCGTCTTCATTGCATTTGCGTGTAACACAAGATTACGTGCAATCTGTTTTAGATCGGGCGCTCCAAAAAAGCCTTTTGCATACAGCTTTTCAAACTGTGTACGTGAGCCACGCGCACCCAGAAACTTTGCGCACGTGATGCCTGGACCTAGTTTAGTCGATGACGTAATCTGACTTTCAAACTCAGGATTATATTGTGGATCAACTAATATCTTCATTACTTATTCACTCGGAATCGTTTGCTTCTGTTTTCAGCAGGATTGTTGCCTATCAAGTTAGTACCAAATCGAATCGTGCCCTGCTTCGAAGCAGATCGACCAATGTTCTTTGGTATGTTCTTCTTAAAGTCTTTATTGAGTTTACCCTGTGACACAAGATAACTCGTAAACTTACCGTTATTGAAATGTTGCGGATCACGCAACTTAGAACGTACTTCAGAGATCGTTGGATCAAAGTTAAATAGTTCTTCATAATCGTCTGACTTGAGAATCTTGTCTTTTAATTTGGGATCTACTACTACGTTACGAACACCATAATTGCTCGATGCCAACTGCATTTCTACTACCGCTGGATTAGGAATAGGTGCAGTAGCGGGCAAAGGAATGTACGGCATAATCCCCGGCTTGGGCGGCACAGGAATTGGAGGCTTTCCAGCGCCAAGTTTAATCGCTTTCAATGCTGTAGCGGCAGCACCTGCACTCTTTGAAAAACCAGCTTGTGATGCAAACATTGCATAGTCAGCGTGAAATGCTTCAGTCGCACGACCGACAAGTGAGCCATAAAACGTAGCCAACTGTGTGATGCCTGCAGGAAAACCACCGTACGTCTTGCCGTAGTGATCAAGCAGAGGTCCACCAATCGTGCCTTTGTGACCAATCATACTTACGTGAC